ATTGTACGCTCAGATCTTGTTGCTGATCTTGTAAAAGCTTACATGAAATTTGAAGAAAACTAACACACTCACACCCCCGCAGAAAATACTTGAAAAAACTGGAATAAACTTTTCCGGTTGAAACTCTAAAAATAAAGGACTTCAAAAATGGCAAGAAATCAAGCTGCTGTTCACGTGCCTACTGGCACATGGACTGAATTAACTGGTGGCAATGCTACTAAAATTACATGGCAAGTTGTCTCTAATGAAGAGAAGCTTAATGGTGTTTATATCAGAGTGACCGCTAACGGTACTGCTCCAACAGAAAACTATGGCCTACACTTTGGAACTTGGGATGACCCTGAAATTAACCGCACAATTACTGATTACCAAGCGGGTGTAGCTGGCGCTACTCGAGTTTGGGCTAAGGCAATTAAAGAAGCTGTTGTAGTGGTAGTTTCAGACGATAGCGTCTAAGGAGAACTAAATGACACAAATTCCAACTACAACCCCAAAGACTAGTGTTGGTACTCCAACTTACGAGTATGAATCAATGGTTCGTATTTGGAAACGTTGTCGTGCTATTCTAAACGGGGAACTCTATGCTAAAGAGCATGATCGTTTTATTGATGTTGTAAACTACACTAATCTACTAGTTCCTTTCAGCCCTCGTATGTCACCTGAACAGTATAAGTGGTATGTTGCTGAAGCTGAGTTACCCGGCCTAACCTCACAGTATGCTAAAATTCTTACTGGTGGGTTACTACGTAAGCCTCCTGAGATCACCTTTACTGAAGCTACACCACCTGAAGCAGAGGCTTGGATTCGTAATCGTTTTACTGAAGATGGTCGTCCCCTAGTAGCTTTTCTTGACGCTGCTATTTGGGAGGAATTATCTACTTCTAGAGGTTGGGTGTCGGTAGATTTCCCTGTTGTTCCTAACTACACAGAGCTAGACCCTGAACAAAAGAGAATGATTGCTCCCTATCCAGTACTATGGAGAGCAGAAGATGTTATTAACTGGCAAACGGCTATCGACCGTACAACAGGTCGTCCAACACTAACTCGAGTGGTCTTTCGATATATTCGTAGGGCTTATAAAGACTCTGAGTGGCATCCTAATCTCGACATCGTTGCTGCAGATCATTTTATCAATGAGGCAGGCTTCTACCAAGTACAGTACTATAAGAAAGATGGAGAAGCTACTGTTGATCTAATTAACGGTGATCTACGTATGACTCAGATCTTTGGCACTGAACTCTTTACTAACGATCATTGGGTTGCAGATGGTGATCCTATTACCCCTATGATGTGGGGTGAGCCTATGACTCAGCTTCCTATCTTTCCTCTCAATGGAGAAGTATCGTTAGAAGCGCCTATGTTGACTCCTATCATTGACAAAGAAATCGCTCTCTACAATAAAGTATCTCGTCGTAACCATCTTCTTTATGGTGCTTCTACTTTTACTCCTGTTGTATTCTCTGACATGAGCAATGAAGATTTTGCTGCTGTAGTTAATGCTGGATTAGGTTCTTGGATTAAGCTTGGGTCTATGGACAAAATCGATGCTTTCCGTACTCCAACGGATGCTCTGACAGACCTCGAGTCTGCTATTAGCTCCTCTATTCAAGACCTTAATATGATGGGTATGAGGCTGCTGTCCCCTGAAGGTGATCCTTCTGGTATTGCTATTGAAATCCGTAATTCTAGTATTACTGCACAGTTAGGTCTACTAAACAACAAGCTATCTTCAACTATGGCTGAAGTTCTTAAGCTAATGCTTCGTTGGCGTTATGGTAAAGACCTCGATGTAGAAGGTCTAGATTTCAAGCTTTCTGCTGACTTTAACCCAACTCCTCTTGGCTCTGAATGGGCACGCCTAGTAACAGAATGGTATCAGAATCGGTTAATTCCTCGTTCTGTCTGGCTCTCCGTAGCTAAACAACACGATATTATTCCTTCTGACTACGATGATGCTGCAGGACTAGAAGAAATTGGTCAAGATCCTCTAGTTCAAGACGCTACTAGTCTAGGTATTCAGGAGTTACCATAATGTTTCTAGCAGTAGTACTCATTTGTCTAGTTAGTGATGCGAACACTTGTCAGTTATCTTATAACACTCAACAAGTCTTTCTTACAGAAGAAGCTTGTGTAGCTGACACAGAAGCAGTAAAAGATAAACTAGGCTATAATCCTAATCTTATAGTTAAAGCAGGTTGCTTAGCTATTCCCGGGGAACCTGTATAATGCCACTGAAAAAAGGATACTCACAAAAGTCCATTTCTGCTAACATTCGTAGAGAAAAGAAACGTGGACACTCTCAAAAACAATCGGTAGCCATTGCATTGTCAGTGGCTGCAGAAGCTAAGAAAAAAGCGAGAAAGAAAAAGAAATGAACGAACTAGAACTCGAGATTGAACTTACAACTAAATCATCTGCACCACGTGTAACACTAAACCACATTGACTCAGTAATTGTGTCTGAACAGTACTATGTGTTTCCCGGTAGCACTCTAACTATCTGTGCATTGACCCTTAAGAATGGTTACATCGTTACAGGAGAGTCTGCTGCAGCTAGCCCTGAGAACTTTAGTCGTGAGATAGGTAGACGTATTGCACGAGATAATGCCCGAAATAAAATCTGGTCTCTTGAAGGTTATCTTCTACGAGAACAACTATACAAGACCTCCTCAATGAAGGATCCAACGTAAACAACCCAGTCGAGGCTCGGTTAGAGGAGAAAAACAATGGCACGCAGTAAAATTACTTCAGCGTCACAAGACTTAATCTCTGATAACGGCTCCATTCTGGCTAGTATTGTTGATGGTGAACAAATTCACCTAGAAGTAACTCTCAACTGGCTAACAAACCTCAGTAACTACACTCTCAAAGTAACTGTTATTGAAGCGCTTAATGCAGGAGACGGTAAGATCCCTACTGCTGTCAGACCTAGCGGAGTTATTACACAACTACCACTGCTAGATGAAGTCGTAACAGACAACACTTTTAAAATCGTATTCCCTGAGGAGCTAATCTCCACTTGGACAGTACAGCCTACACCAGATAAACCTGTTTATGGTTTTGTTGAACTAGAAGTTCGTGATCCCGGTACAGGTAACAATAAACAAATTTGGAAACCAGTTCGTGGTTTAGTTGAAGTCTCTTATTCTCCAACGGAGTTCTAAGATGACTTACAAGTTAACTACAAAAGCAAATAAACTTGAGATCTCAAGCAAACCCGATAAACTAGTAACAGACATTTTAATTCAAAAGCTGAATGTGTCTCTAGCAAGAACAGGTGGACAAGGGTCTCAAGGTCGCTCAGTTGTGTCTGCTGAGATTGTTGATAGTCATTTGATTTTTACCTATAGCGATGGTACAACAGATGATGTAGGCATCGTACCTACCTTTGACGATCTCGCAGATGTAGCTTTCTCTGGATCCTTAGATGATCTTAACATTGGTACCTTAGACCAAGGTATTATTCTAGGTGGTGATTATGGCAACTAAAATTATTCTCAAAAAATCATCTACTGTAGGTGCAGTTCCATTATCAACCGACTTAGAAATCGGTGAAGTAGCTGTCAACCTAGTAGATCGTAAACTCTTTACTAAAAATAACTCAGGAAACATTGTAAAGCTAGACAGTGCTTATGTTTCTACAGTAGCTCCAGGTGCTCCTGCTGAAGGTGACCTCTGGTATGACTCTGACAACCATGTGCTTCGTGCTTTCAATGGTGCTACTTGGATTACTATTGGTAAACTAAATACTCTAACCTTTAACTCTGCTACAGGTGTTCTAACAGGTACCAACTATGATGGTTCACAAGCTACAGTAAACCTTGACGGTCGTTATTCTCTTCTCGATCATACTCATGCTTCTACTTCAATTACAGACTTCCAAGAAGCAGTAGAAGATGTCGTTGGTGCTATGGTCTCTAGTAATACTGAGTCAGGGCTATCAGTAACTTATGACGACACTTCCGGTAAACTAAATTTTGACGTTAATGATCCTACTATTACCCTAGCAGGTGCAGTTACAGGTTCTGGGACTATTACTAACCTAGGTAACGTAACAATCACTACTACAGTAAATCACACACATTCTGCAGCAGATATTACAGGACTAGATGAGGCGGTTCTTGATACAGTTGGTAACAACACTCAAGGTAGTGGAATTGTTACTGTCACTTATAATGATACAAGTAATACTATTACTATCTCAGCTACAGAGGTAGATACTCTTGATAGTGTAACTTCTCGAGGTGGTATTACTAGCAACAACATCTCTGTAGGTGCTTTTGAGGCTACCACAGGCTTGTTTACTTCTAATTTGACAGTTAATGGTAACCTTATTGTTAATGGTACTACTACAACTGTAAACTCAAATGAAGTTAACATCGGCGACGCTATTATTCTACTGAATGCTGATGAAGTAGGAACACCTACTCAGAATGCTGGTATCGAAATTGCTCGTGGTACAGAAACAAACGTAACCTTCCTCTGGGATGAAACCAATGATGTGTGGAGTCTCGCTAACCAAACCCTAGCAGATGTTCGTCTAGACGGCGGAACCTACTAAGTAGAAAGGGGGTCATCTATATGACTACTAAAATTATTCTTAAAAAGTCTAGTGTTGCTGAAAAAGTACCTCTAGCTACTGATCTTGAAGTTGGTGAGATTGCTATCAATCTTGCCGACCGTAAGCTATTCTCTAAAGATGGTGCGGGAAACATTATTGAGTTTGGTTCCTTAGAACTACAGCAGCTAACAGTGTATAATGGTACAGGTTCTACTATTACTAAAGGTAGTGTCGTTTACATTAATGGTGCACAAGGACAAAAACCTTCTATTGCAAAAGCTAATAACTCTGCTGAAAGTACTTCTAGCAAGACTTTCGGGTTTGTTACGGCTGATATTGCAAATGGTGCAGATGGTATTGTAACTACAAATGGGTTACTCTATAATGTAAATACAGGTGGATTAACTGAAGGTGGAGCTATCTATCTCGGCTCTACAGCAGGGACTTTTACACAAACTAAACCAGTTGCTCCTAACCACTTAGTTTCTCTTGGTTGGGTAGTTAAAGCTAATGCTAGCTCAGGTCGTATCCTTGTTCATGTACAAAATGGTTTTGAACTTCATGAACTACACGACGTACTAATCACTTCTCCAGCAGATGATCAAGTACTGACTTATGAGTCTGCTACAGGTCTGTGGAAAAATAAGACTTTTACAAGTGGAGGTGGCGGAGCTACTAACCTCGACGGATTGTCAGATGTCACTATTACGTCTCCTACTACAGGACAAGTATTAAAATATAACGGTACTACTTGGGTTAACGACACAGACGCTACAGGCTCAGGGGGTTCTGGTGGAGCTACTCTTGTTGTTTCTGACACAGCACCTAGTTCTCCTACTCAAGGCACGTTATGGTTCTCTAGTGCTAACCTCTCGCTTTATCTGTACTACCAAGATGGAACCTCTAATCAGTGGGTTGAAATTGTAGGGTCACAAGGTCCAACTGGTCCTGACGCTAATATTTCTAAAGCTCTCGCAATGACCTATGTCTTTAACTAAGGAATCAACTTATGGCCGCTCCAAATATCCTCCAAGTATCTACTATCACAGGTAAAACTAGTGTTCTTGCTGTCACTACTACTGCAACAGACATCGTAGCTAATGCTGCATCTAGCGGTACGGTTCTAAAAATTAATGCTGTTATTATTGCTAACATTAACGGTACAACTCCTGCTGACGTTACTATCGATCTTTTTCGTGGTGGTGTAGCTTACCGTTTAGTCTCAACTATTGCTGTCCTACAAGATAGTACGTTTATTGCTCTTGGACGAGATTACCCTTTGTATCTAGAAGAAGGAGACTCTCTCCGCCTAACAGCTTCAGCTAACTCAATGCTGACTGGTCTTTGCAGTTATGAGGTTATCTCATAATGATGATCAACGGCAACATTCTAGGTTCTTATGAAGCGCCTTCAAGTGAATGGACGAGTGGAGTTATTGACGCTCGTTCACACTTTGCTGCGAGAGAACGACTACCTTATACTTTTCATGATGATACTCCAACTAGTGATAACCGTAGAGTTTTAGGTTTTTATCAGCGAGACTTTCTATCAATTTCAGCAAGAGATGGCGCTGGCTTTAGCTTGTTCATGAGAGATGATGGATTAAAACTTTACTTTGTTGGTACTACAAACGACAGTGTTTACCAATACGACTTAACCACTCCTTACCAACTATCTACAGCTACCTATATTGGGTTGTTTGCCTTTGGTACAACAGTAGTAGACCCTACCTCAGTATCTTTCTCACCTGATGGAACAAAGATGCTAGTACTAGGTAATGCTGCAGACACAATTTATTCTTACACCTTAAGTACCCCATGGTTAGTTTCTACTGCAGTTTATGACTCAGTATCCTTCTCAGTAACTACACAAGAAGCTACTCCAACAGGTTTGTTTGTAAAACCAGATGGTACTACTTTTTGGGTAGTCGGTGGTACGGCTGATACAGTGTTCCAGTATACCATGTCTACTCCTTGGAGCCTAGCTACAGCAGCTTACGCTTCAGTTTCAGCTTCAGTTACTACTCAAGATACTAACCCCGGTACTCTCTGTTTTAATGGAGACGGTACTCGGTTATTTGTAATGGGAAGAACTAACAACTCTATTCAAGTTTATTCAGTAGCAACTCCTTGGAGTGTTGCTTCTATTACGAACTTAGGTAACACAGGTGCAATGACAAACATTATCCCTGTGGGTAACGTTGCTGGTACTACAGGACTATACTTTGTACCTAATACAAGACACTTCTACATTCTAAACAACACAACCGACATTATCTATCACTTAGAGGCTAGAGGTACAACAGTAATTCCTGCTGAACCAAATGCCACTATTTTTAGTAACGGTGCAGCCGCTGCTACTTTAAGTATTGCTGCAGCAGCTACAAGTGCAAACACTCTTCAATTTAGACCTGATGGTAAAAAGTTTTGGGTTTCTGATGTAGGTGCTTACAAAATCTTCGAGTATGATTGCCCTACTCCGTGGTCAATTGTTGGAGCTACTACTAGCAAGAACTATGTTGTGCCTACGCTGAACGCAACTAACGTTGGTGTTTTCTCTAGTGGTTTTATTTCTCCTGATGGTACCATGATTTTTACGTTAGACCAAGCGAGTGGTATCTTGACTAAGTGGCGAGTAGTTATCCCTTGGGATTTTACTGCTGTCTACTTTGTAGAAAAATCTGCAAGTGTTGGTTCAGCTATAAGAAACTTTTACTTTAGCAGAGACGGAAAAAACATCTACTTTGTAAACTCTACAACTAACATTGTATACCAGAAGACTTTAACTACTGCATGGGGATTATCTACTCTGTCAGCTACAGTTAGCTTCTCAGATAGCTCATTCTTGACTAATACAATGTATGGTATTACTATCTCTCAAGATGGTAATCACCTTTATATTCTTGGAGACAGTGTTGGTCGAGTTTATCGGTATAAGCTAACAGTACCTTACAGCATTACAGGTGGTTTTACAGAAGCTACTCATGCTTATATTGAGAATATTTCTGCTAACCCTAGAGGTATGTTTGTTAAGCCAGATGGCTCTTCCTATTATATTGTAGACAGTATTAGTGACGTGCTATACCAGTTTAACGTTGTAGAAACATAAGGAGTTATCATGTTATACTATAAAGTAGGTTTTCCACCTACAACTAAACCTTTTAGACTTCGTTTAGATGACGGACTAACTATTACTAATCCTACAGAAGAACAACTAGAGCAAGATGGTTGGCTGGTTGCTCCTGCAATGCCAGAGTATGTCTATCCTAAAGTAGTTGAATGGGGCTTAACAGACTGGGTAGTTCGTGACCCTAATGAAGAAGAAGTACTAGCTCAATGGAGTCAAGTTCGTTCGGTCTGCCAGAAGAAACTAGCTGAAACAGACTACAAAGTATTAAAAGCAGTAGAAGCCACTGTTCTCAATGGTACTACTCTCGAACAGGAGCTACCTCTTAGCTATATAGAATATCGGCAAGCACTTCGCGACATCTACAATAACGTTAACAATCTAGATCCATTCTTTGTGGACTGGCCTACCCTACAGGAGTCAACAAATGGCAATCAACTTTCCTGATAGTCCTACTGTTGGTCAAACTTTTACAGTAGGTCTTAAAACTTACACTTGGGATGGTTCTAAGTGGGTCTTTGACTTTAGGTCTTTTGCAACAGGAACTTCTGCTCAACGTCCTTCTGTAGCTAAGCCCTATATGTACTACAACACTACCCTTCGTGCTTATGAAGTTTACCTACCTGAATATGGCCGTTGGGAGCTGCTCTCTAGTTACACAGTCATCGAGAATCCTACTTCAGAGTATGGTGAAGCTTCGTTTGTTATTCCCGGCACATATTCTTGGACCTGTCCTGCTGGTGTCTTCTACGTAAACGCTGTTTGTGTAGGCGGTGGTGCAGGTGGTCGTGCTTTTAACGCTGGTACTGGCTCTTTTGGTTCTACAGGCGGCGCTGGGGGCGGACTAGGTTGGAAAAACAACATACCAGTTGTACCCGGTACTTCTTACACAGTAGTAGTAGGTGCTGGTGGAGCAACTGTTACTGCAACAACAACTAACGGCAACACTAATCCCGGAGGTAATTCTTATTTTATTGATACTTCTACTGTTGCTGGTTTTGGTGGTGGCTCAGGCACATTTACTACACAAGGTACAGGTGGCTCTTATACTGGAGACGGTGGTGGTGCTGGTGGTAACGCTTACCCAACAACCTATTACTGGTCGGCTTCTGGTGGTGGTGGTGCAGGGGGTTACTCTGGTGCTGGTGGTAATGGTGGTTACTACAACGGTAATACTATTGCAGCAACAGCTGGCTCTGGTGGAGCAGGCGGAGGCGGAGGTGCATACTTCACTGGTAGCGGAGCTTTTAACTCTGGCGGAGGCGGCGGTGTAGGGTTACTAGGCCAAGGCACTTCAGGTGCTCTTGGTGCTGCAAGTAACTCAACTAGCGTTGGTGCTACAAGAGGTGGTGGCGGTTCTGGTGGAACAGGCGGTACACTTACTGCTATCGGTGGTTCTTACGGTGGCGGTGCAGGTATTGCTACTTATCAAGCCGTCAACTACCCCGGTGGAGACGGTGCTGTACGGTTGATCTGGGGTCCAGATCGAGCTTTCCCGTCAACTAATACAGGAACCTTATAATTCAATAAAGGAAAAACAATGAGTCTAAACCAAGATATTTTTGACAGACAAGTAGAGCATATGCTTGCCACTCGTCGTTATCAAGAGACAGCTAAGCTGCTTATTGAAAAAGCTTCAAATCGGCATCGTGGTTTTCTAAAGAAAATCTTAGGGGAAGACCTTAAAGACAAACTAGGTTTAGAGCGTGAAGTTACTCGGCATGTCCAAGAGCTTCATGCTTTAGGCGCTAATGCCTTAACAGATTATATTGGAGCAGAGTTAGACTTCCAAACAAATAACCTAAGACGTTCTGTTAGTGATTGGTACGATGTTCAGTCGGTTAATCGTGGGCAGTTAGCTAAAGATATTACCAGTTCCCCTTTAAAGTTGTTTAACGAAAAGAAAGAGCATCCTACTTTAGTTCGTAGCTTTGAAAATGTAGGGGGTTCGGAGTTAACTCGCATTAACCTTCTTATTCGTAAAGGTATTGCTACAGGTGAAGCCGAAGAGTCTATTGTAAATAGAGTTCTTCAAACTACTAAGTTAACTGAGAATCAAGCTAAGACGCTAGTAATTACACACATGACTCAAGCTGAGTCTATTGTTAAACAAAAAGTACTAGAAGCTAATCCAGACCTGATTTCTGGTTTAGTTTTCACTGCTATTCTTGATTCTCGTACATCAAAGATTTGTTCTTCCTATGATAATTTATTTCAATCTGTTGATAACGTCAAAGTACGACCTCCACTTCATTGGTACTGTCGTTCAACTCTTGTTCCTGTTATTAAGTCGAAGTCAGATCTTCTAAAAAGTCTTTCTCCTTTCTTAAAAAGAGATCGTCTAGCTGAAGTGCCTAACGCATTGATGACAGGTGAGACACCACTTAAAGAAGATTTTGCTACTTGGTTACGCAGACAACCTATGGCAACTAAACTAGAAAAGTTAGGCTCAGAAGAGAAAGTATCTCTTCTTGAAAGAGGTGCTCTATCAATGGGTGACTTTTTTACAAGCAAAGGTTTACCATTAGATATCAGCGCTCTTCGTATTAAAGACAACATTCTTACTTTCTTTAATCCAATTAAGACACTTAGCAAAGATCCACAAACAAAATTTATAGATGTAACTCGTCCCTTCCAAATTGTTCGTTCTAAACAAGTACAGAAAGATCTTGCTGATCTCATCGTAGCAGACACAATGAATGCTAATCAAGCTATCTCATTAACAGATTTTCGTGGTACTAGTCTAGCAGGTAAACGTGGGGTTCGTGCTAGAGCTAACAACGAGTTCGATCCTCGCAATCAAACTTTTGATCCTTTTACAGGAGAGGTACGTTCTACTTTAAGCTATGATCCTGACTTTACTCTTCTACGTGAACGTATTGACTATATGAAAGAATCTAAATTACTTGATCGTAATCAAAAGCAGTTCATCGAAGACTTTACTAATAGCCTTGAGGATCGTATTTCTACTAACCAACAAACAGTAGTAGTTGAAAATCTTCGTGTGCTATTTGAACGTTATCAGAAAAATCCCCAACCTTGGGAAGATTTCTCTGCTGCACTACGCTCTGAGATGAACTTCTCAACGATAAACGTTTCTAGGCTATTGGATCGTCGATCTCGTGCTAGAGCAGAATTGTTCCTTGGTTTTAAAGGTGATCCTAATGAACCTGCAGTAATGATTCAAGGTCAGATCATCCCTATTGCTAAATTACATGCTGAAAAGCTTATTTATGAACGTTATGCTCAAGACTGGGCTTCAACGGAAGGCATCAAGTTAGCTCGTAGTATTTACTATCGCGGTAAAGCACCTTGGACTTCTTACTTCTTTGGTCCTAACCAGAAACCAGATGGACTATATGAACAACTAAAAGAGAGTTTTATTAAACGAACTATTCGTAATACTTTCTATAAAGACGACCCTATTGGCTTTTATACTCGTTATGGTAAGACACCAGATAAATGGCTAAAGATTGTAACTAAGTATCTGAAGAAGAAGGTAACTCCCAACTGGTTAACTATGTTTCTTGAATTAAAAGAAGAAGGTTTTGTTGACTTCATTACAAGAACAATTCGAGAAGAATATCGCTCTATTGTAGATCTTGAGTTTCTTTATAAGTTACGCAGAAGCCTTACTTTAGAAAAATTGTTTATTCAGAAAGTAACAGAGCCTATCGAAGGTGAGGTTACAAGGTCTATGAGTAGACTAATGGCTGTTGTAGCAGAAGGTACTACTACTGATTACGATACTCTTGCTATTAACCTTGGTAAAGAGTTAAAAGCTACTTGGAATCCTTTCTACCCTATCTTTGGTTCTTCTTTAGAAGACTATCATGAACAAGGGTCTAAGATTCTTGAGTTGTTTAGAGAACAAGGCTTGCTTCGCTTGAATGCTCGTGGTGTTACTCGTAGAGCTGTTACGGATCTTGACACAGGACGTCCTTCAGGTTTTTGGAAAGACACTGTTTCTAGAGAAGTACAGATTCTTGATCCTACTATGCTAAAGTTGCAAGATTACAATCGTAGAATTGAATTGAGTAACCGACTAGGTGTAGATCGTCCTGAGAACAAATACTTTGTAGTACCCGGTAAAAAGACTTATGTAGATGCTAGAGGACGTGATACAGGTGTTCCTGTTGTTACCCGTTCTGCTTTTTCTAAGTTTGATGAAAAACAAATCGACGGTGACTTTGCGGATATGTTGAACCATACTATGAGTTTCCGTTATGAAGTAGATGATGAATTTTCAAGTTTCATGGACGACTTAGCTCGTTTCAAAGACCAGAGAGGTAATGCCGCATACTATGACTCAATTAATGGCTTTCGTGAAGAAATTATCAGACGAGGAGACCAAGGCTACGGTCTTATGGAAGCTATCCGCTACTACCGGGCCAATGGAAAGTCTTTCACCGTACATGCCCGTATTGATGGTCGCGGTCGTGTCTACTATAATGGCTATTTAACACCTACTGGGGGTGAAGTAGTACGTCCTTTCATTAACACTGCACATGCTGTTCCAATGACCCCACAAGGGCTACATCAACTACGTATTCAGATGGCTGCAGTTATTGGACCCGGTACTGAAGCACTTACTGAAGCAGGCCGTTTAACAATCTTCCAAAACAATGAAAAGTCTATCCTTGAAGTAGGTGCACTACTTAGTGCTAAGACACAACGAGATCGTCGTATTAGAGAATTTCTTGAGCATCCTTTGATCCAGTCTACAGATGCTGCAGAGGTTGCTAAGATTGCTCGTTTTAGTCTTGAGTACTATCGTGTGTATCAAGCAACAGGTGGTGACTTTAGTCCTGCTAAGCTAAGACTATACAAGTCTAAGCTGCTAGGAGAAGCTGACGCTTCCGCTAGTGGTCTACAAATGATTGCTCTTGCTACAGGCGACCGTGGTGCTGCTATTACGTCTAACGTGCTACAATCAGTTAAAAAGAATCGAATCTACGACCTTGTTGCTCAAGATACTGTTGCCGACCCTCGTTTTCAAGAACTAATGGATGAACTAGGGTTAGACCTTACTTGGGAAGACATTAACAAAGCAGCCAAATATCAAGTTATGATCTCTTTGTATGGTGCAGGTAAAGCTGGACAAGCTGCTCGAGTTGCTCTTGAGCTATCTAAAGTTCTTCGTAAACAAGACATTCTTGTTACTACCCGTGCTGAATACTTAGCTCTGGCTAAACAGATTGACGTAAAAATCAAGGAAGCCAAAACTCTTGGTGCTACAGATACTCAAGCTGACCTCTTAGCATTAAAGAAAGAAATCCTTGAAATTGCTAATAATCCTGATAAAGCGGTGTCTGACGCTCTCCTAGCAGAAGCTGCTGAGATTCATCCTGCTCTTGCTGACTTCGTTTACAAGTATAGTAACCGTAGAGGTCCCCAAGTTGGTCCCGATCATTTCAAGCGTATTGCTGCGATTATGTCTGAAAAACTCTCTGAACGTGCTCCTGTTACAGATAACTACATTGACTTTTGGAAGCGTGTAGGTCAAGACTATGCTCGTGCTACAAAGAAAGTTCGTATTCCTTGGGTCACTTTCGACGGTAAGAAACTTTATCAAGACTATCGACCTAAAGTACAACAAGAAATTCGTTTCTATGATCCACAGTCAGGACGTTATGTTCGCAACATCTACCAGATGTCCGCTGAAGACGGTAAGCTACTAGGTAAAGGTCAAGTCGGTGATGTTCGTCTAGGTCTAGGAGTTAACGGCACTCACGCTGACGACGCTAGCGTTGTTAGACAAATTCATCTGTGGGGTCGTAAAGTAGGTATTCCCACCTCAACGATCCATGACGCTGCTGCGCTAAATATTAACGAAATTGATCCACTACTTGCTGAAGTAAGGGAGATCTATAAACGTTTTGCTCAGTATCCAAAAGTGAAGAAAACACTTGATGCTCTTCGTGAAGATGGATTACCTGATGAGCTATACTTTAAATATCTCAAAGAAGCTGAAGATCTTGGCTACTTTGATCCAAAATTTAAACCAGAAGAAATTACTGCTCCATTGCGTACAGGCTATGACTACTACGGTTGGGGACCATAAGGTACAACATGTCAGATAAAATTATTAATATTTTCAATAAACAACCAGTAAATAATGTTGAAGAATTAAGCGAGGTTAACGAGATCATCGATGACCTTAACGAAATGAAAGATAACATTTCTGAGCTACTACTAATTGTTTTAACAAAAGACGATGAAATGCTTGTTAAATCAGGTAACATGACTCGAGAGTCAGCTTACTTTGTTTTAGGGCTGGCTCAGTTAAACGCTTTAACTCAATAGGAGAGTAAAATGAAAAAACCCAAAAGGAGTATGACTCCACAATCAGCAGCTGCTCTTGATAAAGCAGGTCTAACTGCTCGTTCAGGCGCTGCTCGCTCAACCTCTGGCAAAGTAGCTGCTGGTCGTCGTGCTAAAGCTAAATCAGGTGCTTCACGTTCTG